CAGAATGGCTAGAGACCCTAAAATGTATCGAGGAAACTGGGTTACCTTATGAAATAGTTAGTCGGGATGGGGTAGGAAATATGTCAAGGGCTTACAATACAATCATAACCAAAAACAAAGAGGCAGACTATTATTGGTTTGTCTCAAATGTAACTTTTAAGCCACAAATGCCTTATGAATTGGCTATGGCTTGCGAGAGGCTTGGCTGGGCTGGCATCCATCCAGCTATGCCTAGTTCGGATCACAGATTCCAATGGCCAAACGGACACGAACCCAAAGAGACACCTTTTATAGAATGGACCGCCCCTATGGTTAATGCAGAGGTCTTTAACTCTAATCCCTTAGACGAAATGCTGCCTTACTACTATATGGACCTTGACTGGTGTCATCGGGTCAAACCCAGAAAGGTAGGAGTGCTTCATAGCCAAGTCATCGGGCATACCTATTTAAGGAACAAAAAAGAGCATCCCATCGGGCAGCTAAGAAAGCAGCTCAGAAACTACTGGACCCCAATCAGTCAAAGACACATGCTGCAAAAATGGGGTAAAAATTGGCAACAAGATTTATGGCCTAAATAAAACAAAATGACAACACTAGAACTACATGGAATTTATCATGAATTATCCTTTTGGCAGCAATTTGTAAAAACAGACCGCTTTTTACAAGGCTGGGTAAAGAAAGTAAAAACACCCGAGCTGAACCAAGAGGTGGCAGACTTTATCTTATCTGTGCCTAATCAGAAAGTATTAGATGTAGGCTCAGGGGTCTGCTCAATACTAAATGGATTAGTAAATGTAACGGCTTGCGACCCTTTGGGAGACCTTTACAAGCTAGTCTTTGACTTTGAACGGCATAAGCTAAAAGCCCCACTACCCTACCCAGCAGAAGAGTTGCCTTTTAAGAACGAGTTTGACATAGTTCACATCTCAAATGCCTTAGACCATACCCAAGAGACAAGAAAGGCCTTAGATTTGTTATTACAAGCAGTTAAGCCTGGAGGGTATCTAATCGTGCAAGGTTTTTTCAACGAGGCAACACATGAGAACTGGCAAGGGTTCCATCAGTGGGATATATCTTTAGACGATCATGGCTGCATGGTCATTTTAGGCAAGAAGTCAAAAACCATTATCGCATGGCCTCCACATAAGTTTGCAACAGTCAATTTATTAGGTCGGGATTGGTATTATTGGATCATAAAAAAATAAACATGGTAATCTGTTGTGATATCGATGGCTGCCTAACAGATGGCAAAATCTGGGTAGATCATCAGGGAAACATCATTAAGTCGTTTAATAACAAAGACATCGGAGCTATCAAAGAGTTAATCTCAATGGGCTATCAGGTCCATTTAGTAACCGCAAGTTCATGGCCAGGAGCAGAACAATACCTTAGAAGGTCAGGGGCAGAATTGCACATTATACGAAATAAAGAGACTATCCCTTTTGACTATCAAATAGCCATTGGAGACTCGGCATGGGATATACCTATGCTTTGTAAAGCTAAGTACCTTTTCTGCCCTGCTGATGCATCCTTAGAGGTTAAGTGCTTAGATGGTGTCTATCCCCTAATGACACCCGGAGGGCAAGGAATTATGCTTGAATTGGTCCGCATACTTAGTCAATGGAATACTGATGTTGATAAGTAGTAGCACTTATATTTGGTAGATTCAATAAATTTTCGTATATTAGGGAGTGAATAAAGGGTAAAAAATCAACGAGCCTACAACCTTTTGGGGTTGTGGGCTTTTTTGTATAAGCCATGCCACAGATTCAGACCACAGCAATAACTGAACTAAGGCTAAATAAAGACAATCCCAGGGTGATTAAGGATGACAAGTTCAAAAAACTTGTAAAAAGCATCCAAGAGTTCCCTCAGATGTTGGAAATTAGGCCGATAGTTGTAAACGACGAAATGGTCGTTTTAGGCGGCAATATTAGATTAAAGGCTTGTATTGAAGCTGGCCTAAAAGAAGTGCCAATCATAAAGGCAAGTTCTTTGACACCCGAACAACAGAAAGAATTTATCATCAAAGACAATGTAGGCTTTGGCGAGTGGGAGTGGGATGTGCTGGCTAATGAATGGAATGTAGAAAAGCTAACCGATTGGGGTTTAGATATACCTGATTACGAACCAAAAGTATTAGAGGCTGAGGAAGATGATTATCAAATTCCTGAGCATTTAAAAACTGATATTGTAATTGGGGATTTATTCGAAATTGGTCCTCATAGGTTATTATGTGGAGATAGTACTCAGACAGATACTTTTGCTAAACTATTTGAGAATCAACTTGCAGACTTAGTTGTTACCGACCCACCATATAATGTAGCATACGAAGGGAAAACAAGAGACGCACTTACCATTCAAAATGATAATATGTCTGATGATTCATTTTATCAGTTTCTATATGACTTTTATACTGCTTTAGGAAGTTACACCAAAGCAGGTGGTGCTTGGTATGTTTGGCACGCTGATTCAGAGGGAGCAAACTTTAGGTCTGCAATGAAAAATGCAGGAATAATGGTAAAACAGTGTCTTATTTGGGTTAAAAACTCAATGGTAATGGGGAGACAAGATTACCACTGGAGACACGAACCTTGCCTTTATGGATGGAAAGAGGGTGCTGCTCACGGATGGTATTCAGACAGGAAGCAGACAACTATATTAGAATTTGACCGACCCAGCAGGAACGCAGAGCATCCAACTATGAAACCTATTTCTTTAATTGCCTACCAAATTAACAATAGTAGCAAACAAGGAGATATTGTAGCTGATGGATTCGGAGGCTCAGGAACTACTATGGTAGCTGCTCATCAGCTTAAAAGAAAGGCTTATTTAGTTGAATTTGACCCGAAGTATTGTCAGGTAATAATAGACAGAATGAGAAAGCTAGACCCTAGCTTAATTATAAAGAAAAACGGAGTAGTTACGGAATATGCCATTTGAGAAAGGTAAAAGCGGAAACCCTGCCACTCAGTTTAGTAGTGAGAACCAGCCAGAGAAGAACGGCAGGCCCAAAAAGCTGCCCAAATTAGACGAGTTATTAGCCGATGTACTTGGAGAAGATAAAGACGGAATTGAGGCCGCTAAAGCTATACTAATGGCTTTAAGGGCAAAGGCAGCCAAAGGAGATGTGAGGGCTGCTGAAGTGTTGTTGGATAGGGCCTATGGTAAGTCAAAGCAAACCGTAGATCTCAATCATTCGGGTGGTGTTAATATAATATTTGAAAAGGCTGCCGATGAGGACAGTCAAAGTTAAATATACAAATGTCTTTGAGAGAAACAAGGAAGCCTACGATTTGCGGAAATACCGGGTTATCGCTAACCAGGGTTCTACAAGATCAGGCAAGACTTACTCGATAGGGCAATTAATAGCTCTTTACATACCGCACAAGGAAAAGGTTACGATTTCGGTGGTTAGTCCATCATTACCTCATCTAAAGAGAGGTGCTAGGCGAGATATCCTAAAGATACTCGAGGATGCTGGCATCTACTCAGATGACAACTTTAACAAGACCGACAATGTCTATCACTACCCTAATGGCTCTTATATTGAGTTCTTTGGGGCTGAGGACTCGGGTAAGGTAAGAGGACCAGGCAGAGATATACTATATATAAACGAGGCAAATCTATTGCCTCACTCTATTTACCAGCAGTTAGCCCTTAGAACCAAGCAGACCATCTTTTTAGACTTTAACCCAGTCGATGAGATGAGCTGGGTGTACGATGTCGCTGATAGAGATACTAACCTCTTAATCCACTCAACCTACAAAGACAACCCATTCCTGCCAAGTGAGCAGGTAGCTGAGATTGAAAGTCTGAAAGATGCAGACGAGAACCTCTGGAAAGTTTTCGGGTTGGGGGAGAGAGGTAAGTCATCAGAGATTATTTATACCCATTGGAGGCAAGGTCAGTTCCCGGATGAATGCGAAACGGTTTATGGCTTAGACTTTGGCTATTCTGTACCAACTGCTTTAGTCAAGGTAGGGTTTCACGAGAAACAGACCTTTGTAAAGGAGATGCTTTACGAAACTAAGCTAACTACCACCGATTTAATAGAAAGGCTAAAGGTACTAAACATCAAGAGGTCCGATGAGATTTACTGTGATGCTGCCGAGCCTAAGACTATTGAGGAATTGGTCAGAGCTGGGTACAATGCCAAGCCAGCCGAAAAAGATGTCTATGCAGGCATCCAAAAGGTCAAGAGCCAGCCTTTAATCGTTACCCCTGACAGCACGAACCTGATTAAAGAGATTAGGTCCTACAAGTGGAAAGTCGATAAAGATGGCAAGGTTCATCCAGACGAGCAGCCAGTTAAGATGTGGGATCACTTATGCGATGCTATGCGGTATGCAATTTACACGAAACTAAACAAGCCCCGATTCGAGGTTATGGCTTGGTAAAATAAAGAAAGTGGGTAGAATAAAAGATGCGTGGGATGCGTTAACTAAGAAAGCGGTGCCGATGATGCCGATAGGCCAGCCTTTTGCTTCCTATCAGGTAACTGGGGGCACTTTTGTTGGCATCAGCGATAACAGAACTAACTACATAAGGGATGGTTATCAGGTTAATGATATCCTATACTCTACAATAACCCTGATTACAGACAAGGTAAAGCTGCCAGACTGGACCACGTACAAGGTTGTCGATGAGGCTGCATTTAAGTCGTATCAGGGCTTAATGAGAAAAAAAGATATCTCTACTGAGGACTTTCAAAAGGCTATGGGCTATAAGAAAAAAGCCTTAGAGCCTATTTATGTCGATAGACTTACTGAGCTTTTACGATATCCTAACGACTATGAGACCTTTCAGGACCTAGTCGCAAATTCTACTGGATATAAGCTGATAACTGGTGGCCGTTGTGTTTGGGCTCAGATGCTAGACATGGGAGCCAATCAAGGTAAGCCTTATCAGTTGCATAATCTACCCTACCAAGAGGTAAATATCATTGCCTCGACTAATATGTTCCCCATCGTTGAAGAAGGGTATATGATACCGGTCCTTTCAAATGCTTTATTCCCTAAAAGCCAAGTCTTACACGATAAGTATCAAAACTACGACTGGGATATTAATGGCTCGCACCTTTACGGCATGAGTCCTCTTAAAGCTGCTCTAAGGAGACTTAGCCGGTCAAACTCAGCCATCAAGGCTAGTGCGGCCATGCTGGAGAATCAAGGTGTAAAGGGTGTCCTTTATGTCGATGACCCTAGAGTCATGAATGGCGGGGTAGATGTTGCCGATACAAGAAAGCAAGTAGAAGCTATTAAAAGTAAACTTGTAGGCAAAGGCGAGTGGGTAGGATCAGAGAACTGGGGCCGCATTGGTGTCTCTGGTTACAAAATGGGATGGCAGTCTGTTGGTCTTAACCCCGTAGAGCTGTCAATCATTGATTCTGAGAAATGGGACCTAAAGCGATTTAGCTCGGTTTATGGGGTACCTAGTCAGTTGGTAGGTGATTCTGAGTCTAGCACATATAACAATGTTAGAGAGGCTGAAAAGGCCCTTACAACACGTTGTGCGATGCCTCAGTTAGTATCGTTCCGTAACCACTTTAACAGAAAGCTACAAACAGACTGGGGCTACAAAGGCCAAAATGTTTACATTGACTTTGACCATACTGTCTTTACAGAACTGCAAGAGGATGTAGTCGAAAAATCAGGATGGATTAAAGACCTCAAAGCCCTTAGCCCTAACGAGCAAAGGATGCTGTTGGGATTAGAGAGAATAGAGAACCCCATTTTTGACGAGCCTTGGATAACTACGCAAGATGGTATGCCATTTAGCGAGTACGAAGCTCCAAACATGGACCTGAGTGATGTAAATAACGAGGATGAAGATGACCTCGATAATGAGTGAGGTTTACAGAACTTATCCTATAACCAAAAAGGAGAAGTGCTGCGCCTTACTAAAAGCTAAAATGGAGGCTAAGCGATTAGCCTTAAAAAATAGGTTAATGAATGACCGACAAGGAGAGAATAGAATATGCCAAGCAGTTTGCGAATACCAATCGCAAGTTCGGCAAAACACACTTTCCTAAAGTCAAAAGACAACTTGATAAGGTTGTCAGCTCTTTGATAGGTACAATAAAGAAACGAGGTCCTAGACAGGCTTTGGTGGACTTACGGACAATGCTCTGGAATGATGAGCTTTACAAACCAATTGAGGCGATTTACAAGTCAGTTGGGGTGTACTGGGCTAATCAGACCTACAAGTTAATCCGCAGAGAAGCTGGGCAAAAGGGGATAGGCAGATCAGAGGAGTGGGCTAAATTCGTAATGGATGAGCTTGAAAGGACCCTACTGCAATATGCCGTTGTTAAGACCTCCGAGACACTTAGGAATCACTTAATTCTCGTATTGCAATCTGCAATCGCCAAAGAGTTAACGGTCGATGAGATTGTTAAGCTGTTTCAAGAGTCTGGCTTTACTGCCATGCAAGCGGAGCGGATTATCAGAACAGAGGTCGGCAGAGCTGCCAATACTGGGGTAAAAGCATCGGCTGAGTCATTTAACTACGAAATGGTCAAAGAGTGGATTGCATTTAGAGACACAAGGACCAGAGGTTTTAAGCCTGAGCAACCTAAAGACCATTATCACATGGATGGTCAGGTGGTGGACTTTTACGACAACTTTGTGGACCCAAGGAGCAAAGAGCAAATTGAATATCCTTTAGCTCCGGGCGGTTCGGCAGGGATGGTCATAAATTGCAGATGTTCTTGGATTGTTGTACCTAAAAGAGATAGCAGAGGTAGATTAATAAACAGGGGAGGAGCTTGATCGGCTACGGCCAATACTGCGGAATCATGAAATAATAACCAGGGTCAACCCTCCCAAAATATTGAATATGAAAAG